CGCCTGGCAATGCCGCGCTTGATGGGTTCCCGTACAACGAGATTGACGTGTCGGTCAACTGGCCGCGCAACTTCCCACGCGACGTCTATCGCGGCGTCAAGGTGGTCGGCGTCTTCGGATGGCCCGCAGTGCCAAGCGCCGTGAAGCAGGCAGCAATTATTCAAGCCGGCGCAGTCTGGTCAAGCCGCACCTCGCCGTTTGGCGTGATCGGCTCGCAAGACCTCGGCGGCATTATCCGACAGACACGCGCACTGCACCCTGAATCTCAAGTGTTGCTTGAGGCATACCGCAAGCGCGAAGGGCTGGCTCGCTAATGGCACTTGGCAATCGCTTTGACATCACCATCAACCAGGGCGCAACCTTTGAGCTGACGATCACTTGGAAGGACTCGGCTGGCACCGCAATCAACCTGACCGGCTACACGGCACGGATGCAGGTGCGCGAGACCTACTCGTCTGCCACGAGCATCGTGAGCCTGACGAATGCCGCTGGCATTACGCTCGGCGGAGCGGCTGGCACGGTTGCAATCCTCATCTCGGCGACGACCACGGCTGCACTGACCGCGCCATTCAGCGGCGTCTACGACCTTGAACTCGTGAGCGCAGGCGGCGTGGTGACGCGCCTCTTGCAAGGAGCAGCAACAGTTTCACCTGAGGTGACGCGATGACCGTAGAAGTTGACCTGACGCAGCAGATCATCTCGATCAACGACACGCGCACCGCGCTTGTCGTTCAGGCACCAGGACCGCAGGGATCGCAGGGCGCCGCTGGTGCAACTGGTCCAACCGGACCCACTGGGCCACAGGGGGCGACGGGTGCAACTGGCGCAACAGGCGCACAAGGTCCAACTGGTGCCACTGGTGCGACGGGCGCAACTGGTCCTCAGGGCGTCAAGGGTGACAAGGGAGACACTGGCGACACTGGCGCAACTGGGGCGACTGGACCTACAGGTCCGCAAGGTGCAACTGGTGCGACTGGTGCAACGGGGCCGCAAGGTCCTGAGGGCATTCAGGGACCGCAAGGCATCCAGGGTCCTACTGGAGCGACGGGAGCAACCGGCGCAACTGGCGCCGCTGGCGATAAGTACCAGACGAGCAGCACGAGCAGCCTGACGATCGGCACTGGCTCGAAGAGCCTGACAGTTCCGACTGGCTTGTCCTACACCGTCAACCAATCCGTCATTGTCAGCTACGACGTCGCCAACCATATGCACGGCGAGATTGACTCGTACAACAGCGGCACTGGCGCGATGGTCGTCAACGTTCTCTCGGTTGAGGGAAGCGGCACTTATTCAGCGTGGGTTGTCAACCTTGCAGGCGCCGTCGGCGCGACTGGAGCAACAGGCGCGACGGGTGCAACAGGCGCGCAGGGTCCGCAGGGCATTCAAGGTATTCAAGGCGAGCAAGGGATTCAAGGCGTCAAGGGCGACACTGGCGATACGGGTCCGACAGGTCCGACGGGTCCTACTGGCGCGACGGGCGCGACAGGAGCAACGGGAGCCACTGGGCCGCAAGGTATTCAGGGTCCGAAGGGCGATACAGGCGATACAGGGGCGACGGGCGCGACGGGTGCGACTGGCGCCGCTGGCTCTGCCGCGACGATCGCTGTTGGCACCGTCTCGCAAGGCACTGCCTTTGTCATTACGAACAGCGGCTCATCCTCGGCTGCGGTCTTTGACTTCACGCTGGTCAAGGGCGACACGGGGAATACGGGACCTGCAGGCGCAACAGGACCTGCCGGAACTGGCGTGCCGGTTGGCGGGACTGCAGGGCAGGTTCTATCCAAGATCAACTCAACTGACTACAACACGCAGTGGATTGACTTCACGGCTGGCACTGCCGCAACTGGCGGCGTGTTCGGCGTCACCACGCTTACTGACTCCGTAGCCTCGACCTCTACGACGACGGCCGCAGTGCCGAACTCAGTCAAGACTTCTTATGACTTCGCCGCGACAAAGGCGAAGGTCAGCGTCGGCACGGCTGCTCCAGTCACGCCAAGCACTGGCGACGTCTGGGTAGATACGGCTGGAACGGCAACGGCAATCAACGCCGTTCCGCTTGCCGCACTGACTGGCACTGGCGCAATGATTTACGGCGCAAGTGCTGGTACGGCAGCGACACTTGCAATCGGCACTGCCAATCAGCAGCTTGTTGTTTCTGGCGGCGTGCCTGCGTGGGCGACAAGCCCAGACATTGCGAAGGACACGCTGACCACCACTGGCGACATCATCTACGCAAGCGGCAGCGCAACGCCTGCTCGACTTGGCATTGGGACTGATTCTCAGGTTCTAAGCGTGTCAGGCGGCGTGCCAGCGTGGACGACGCCTGCGGCTGGCGGCGGAATGACGCTGATTGCCACGGCTACGCCGAGTGGAGCAACGAGCCTTTCGTTTACAAGCATCCCAGGGACCTACAAGCATTTGATGCTTGTATGGAACAACGTTTTTCAGAGTGTCAACAATCAAACTTGGCACATTACTTTGAATCAAGGCGGCCTATCGGTTGCTTCTGCTCTGACTAGATTTGTCAATGCTGCAGTGGAGCAGAACAACACCAATGATTTTGGAACTGGCAACTATGCTGCCATTTATTACACCACAACTGGGTCAACAACATATAACCAGCAGTCTTATGGTGTGTTCAACGTATACAGGTATTCAGAAACGGGTCGCAAAGCATATGACATTAGGGCATCTGGGTATGATTCCAGTTTAGGAACGCGGCATCTAATCGTCAACGGTGCAACAAGTTCGGCTAGTGGTTCTGCTGTGACGTCAATTGAGTTTGTAAGATCAAGCACGCAGACAATCAGCGGATCGTTTTACCTCTATGGAGTGTCCTAATGCGTTATGAAGTAAACGTCACAACAGGCGAGATTATCCAGCGCGAGGCTACGGCTGACGAGTTGGCGCAGGAGGCGCTTGACCAAGCCGCCGCCGCTGCCGCGAATGCTGAGCGTCTTGCCGCCGAGGAGACTGCCGCTGCAGCAAAAGCATCCGCACGCGCTAAACTCGCAGCGATTGGACTAACCGAAGACGAGATCACCGCGTTGGTAGGAGGCTGAGATGGCAAACATCCCAAAGGTCTGGAACGGAACGGCGTTCGTTGAACTGGAGGCTGCGGCCACGGTTGCACCGGCTGCGTCCACGACCGTGGTCGGCATCGTCCAGCTTACCGACTCAACCTCGTCCACCTCGACCACAACGGCGGCCACGCCGAACAGCGTGAAGTCAGCCTATGACTTGGCTGGCACGGCAATCCCAAAGAATACGGTCACGGCTGCTGGCGACATTCTGTACGCTTCTGGCTCTGCGACGGTTGCTCGATTGGGGATTGGGACTGCAAGCCAGGTGCTTGGCATCGCGGCTGGTCTGCCTTCGTGGACAACGCTCGCTGCCGCAGGCGCAGACGTTCAGGAGTTTACGAGCAGCGGCTCGTGGGTCAAGCCTGCAGGAAAGAGCGCAGTCTATGTGCTTTGTATTGGAGGTGGAGGTGGAGGAGCAGCTGGAAATCGCTTCAACAACGCTTCAGCAACTTTCTCGTATGGCGGCGGCGGCGGAGATGGAGCGCAACCATCTCAGCAATGGCTCACGGCATCTTCGCTTCCAGGCACGGTCACAATCACTGTTGGCCTCGGCGGCGCTGGTGGAACAGGGATTGTTTCAGGAACGGCAACCGCAACTGGCGGTCTTGGTCAGGATGGTGGAAATACTACCTTTGGGTCAATCCTATTGAGCTTTGGCGGAAAGGGCGGTATCAACGAAGCCGATGCAAATAGAACAATCTTGCCAACTGGCGTAGTTGAATGGGGCTATGTCCAAGCTGTCGCTGGTACGGCCGGCGGAACCAGCGACGCTGGTGCTGGCACTGCTGCCTTCCACGCCTCAAATCTCACGAGAGACTATGTAATGCCTGGGATGGGTGGAAGATACAACTATCAAAATGCAATCAGATCCAATGTGAGATGCGGCGGCGGCGGTAGCGGAGGCTCAACGATTGACTCAGGGGGCGGCGGCGGTGCTGGAGCGCGTGGAGTTGGATCAGGTGGAACTGTTCCATCGGGAGGCAACGCGGGATTCTCAGGAACTGCCGCTACTGCTGGGTCTGCTGGCTCAGTATCAGCAACTATTGGCGCTGGTGGCGGAGGAGGTGGCGGCGGGAGGAATGCTGATGGGGGAGCAGGCGGTGCAGGGTATCTTGGCGGCGGCGGCGGAGGATCAGGCGGAGTTGGGATCGTCACTGGTCAACCAGCGCGCTCCGTTGGCGCAGGTGGCGCTGGCGGCGGCGGCTATGTCCTCGTCATCTCAGTGTAAGGAGAACCAATGAACGGCTACCTTGTAATCAAAGACGAACAGGTCATCAACACCGTTCTCTGGGATGGCGCGTCCGACTGGACCCCGCCTGAAGGCACAACCGTTGAGCTTGCACCCGCAGGCGTCGGCATCGGCTGGACGCGCGTTGACGGTGAGTGGGTGGCTCCAGAGCCGCCCGCTCCTCCCGCCGAAGATCCGAACAAGGTCAGCGCACGCGCCAAGCTCGCAGCACTTGGCTTGACTGAAGAAGAGATCGCGGCACTCGTCGGATGAACGACCTAAACATCCTTGACGCAATGAAGGAGCGGCTCCTCTCAGTAGAGCCGCCAATCGGCTACGCCATCCGTGCCGTCCACGCCACCCCGCCAGAGTCCCTCGCCGTCGTGCCAGCCATCGTGTTGCTGCCAGCAGACGACTCGATCAGCGTCGGCTCAGGCAACCGCACGGTCGTGCTAAGCGTCAACGTCGTGGCGTACCTTCTCCCGATCCCACGAATGGAACAGAAGTACCGCGACCTTTATACTTTCCGAAGTTGGCTCCGCGACGCCTTCAACGGCGCGGTGACAATCTCAGGTGAAGCGGTCCAGGTTGCCGTGACAAGCACGACAATGGGAACCGATACATACG